ACTTAAAATGATGAACGAAGACCAGTTCTTGAACGTATATGGTAGTACATTTGTTCAATATGTAGAACCATTTTATACGGTGATAATGAATGAAAAACAACTACTTACAGAGTATAGAAAGAACTTAAGAAAAAATTTATAAAAAGACTTTCGCTTACGGAAGTTTCAACTTATATTTGTATAGTTATTAACAATTTTAAAAAAAAATAAAAATGAACGAAAAAGATCACAGTAACATGTTTAGGTTTTCATTAACCCAACAGGATGTTATGTTATGCGAAAAAGTATTTGATGCCGATCAATTTAATCCTTTCACGAGATATTCAATTGATATTAGGGAGATATTGCCAAGGGCAATTACCAGACTACAAAAAATACTTTCCCGTAGAAGTTATACAACATTTACTCTTAAGCACTATGAAGATGCTCCTGAATTAGCAATAAATCGTGAGTATGATTATTATGCATATCACCAGAAAATGGTTAATACATATCCAAAAGAGAAAAGAGAAGGGATGTATTATAATCCACAACCAATAGTTCAACAGATTGAAGAAAAAACAATCAGAGGCGTTGAATGCAAAATTGGTTTTTATATCAACAATAAACCCATTGTTGAAAGAACTTTTTATGTTGATGGATTTAATCCAATAGCACGTTGGTCAAATGAAATAGTTGATGAAGTATGTGATATTGCAAATTCAATAAGAACAAAAATTTTACATACAGATGTTAAAAATATGTGGGATGATTACGACTTGATCAACATTAAAGGAATGTCGATTAACCAAATCAGAGAACTTTCTTCCGCTAAAAGAGAAGAAATGCTGAGACGACTTAGACATAATTAAGTCATAAATAATATAGGCGGTTGTTGGATTGAATTTTATTTTTAAATTTCTCTTTAAATTTCTTTTTCATATGTAGCCAGCAACTGCCTTTTTAACACCCAATATAAATGGCTGAAAATACCGTACATACCCTAAGTGCTTACTTAGGTCCTGAATTTCAACAACGTTTAATATGGCAATTATTAGTCGAACCAGAGTTTGCCGAAAAAACAATTCCAAATTTAGCTATTGAATATTTTGATGACCCATATCTTAAAAGACTTTTTATTATAATTCTCGAATATTTTAAAGCGAACGAAAAAGTCCCAAATCTTCAAAATCAAAGTATACAACAAGCGATTAACACATATAAAACTCCAAATAATATTATTGAGGAAGAATCACTTTCTGCTGTAATTAAGAAAATTGAACTGTGGAATGAAAGGATTATAAATAAACAAATATTATATGAAGGTGATGTAGTAAGAAGGGAAACTTCTTTTTTTATTAAACAACAGGAATATCGAAAGACTGGTGAATTCATTATCACTTCAACCAAAAATGGTGATATTAGAAAGAAAACCACAATCGCTTCAATAGAAGAAAAATTTCAAAAGATTCAGCATATTGGTGATGATGAAGATTATGGTATAAGCGTATTTGATAATATTGAACATGTATTAAGAAAAGAATTTCGTCAGACGATTGCAACAGGAGTGGGAGTTATTGACACTCTTACTGGTGGTGGCTTGGGTAAAGGTGAAATTGGTGTAATTTTAAGTCCTTCGGGTGCAGGTAAAACTACCCTTTTAACTAAAATTGCCAATACTGCATATAATGAAGGTAAAAATGTTGCTCAAATAATTCTTGAAGACACTATTGAACAAATTCAACGTAAACATTTTGCTATTTGGGCAGAATCTAAACTGAGCAAAATGGATGAAGAAACCGAAAACACCAGAGTTAATAGAATTATACATGAAAAAGCTGTTGAAATGTCTGGTAAAGGCAATCTTGTTATTAAAAAATTCAGTCAGGAAAACACCACAATGATGGATATTCGTAGGTGGATGATTGGCTACCAGAAAAAATATGGTATTAAGTTTGACATATTAATTCTTGATTATCTGGACTGTCTTGATTCTCACAAGAAATCTCCTGACAGAAACGAAGCTGAACTTGTAATTATAAAATCATTTGAAGCACTTTCTGCAGATTTTGAAATACCTGCTTGGACTGCAATACAAACAAATAGATCGGGGTTTAACGCAGAATATGTTGAAGCATATCAGACTGGTGGTAGCATCAAGAGAGTGCAAAAAGCACATTTTTTTATGAGCATTGCCAAAACTCCAGATCAAAAGGAAGCCAATCTTGCAAGCATACGTATAATAAAGGCAAGGTTCGCACAAGATGGACAAACATTTACTGACTGTATTTTTAACAATGATACAATGCAAATTATTATTGAAGACAAGAGATATCCTGTAAAGACGACACTGCCAAAACAAACTGAAGACGATGTTAACCGAATTAATGATACTGCAGAAATAGTAAAAAGATCATCAGACATTAACCTACATCTTGCAATTAATAAGCATAGTGAAGGAAGTCTTATGGGTAGATTAAATGACCCAAGTATTAATGATTACACAAAACCTGATGACCCTGTTGATTTAACACAATTTGATAAATTAGTTAAAACTGAAAATACAACAATTGATAATATACATATTGAAACAACTACTGATTTAAGCACTGAAGATTTGAAACAAATCGTAGACTTTGCACAAAAAACATTGAATGAAAATGATGGTGTAAATGATGGTGAAAGTGAGGGTGCAAAGAAAGACAATATAATTGAAATTGATGAAACCATAAAAATTGAGGGTGTAAGTGAGGGTGTAAATAAGGGATTAAATAATACAATGGCACAGCCTTCCGACAAGGTATATTATATGAATCCAGCCATTGATATGTCTAAAAAAGAACCTTTTGAGTGGACAGGAGAGACTTATACCACAGCTACGGATGAAATTGAAGTAAAATTGGAAGATTTACCATCGAAAGGAATGAATCTTGAAAAGGATATCGTAGTGAAAGAAGTAATATATTTGCCACCAGAACATAAACTTCCACTGGAAATTTTAACAAAAGAACAACGAGAAGAGATTGAAAAAACTGAACTCCTTATTGACCCCGATGCCCCACCAATTGAGCAAGTGGACATAATTAAAAAATTACGAAACTTTGAATTACATCAACCAGATATAATAAAAAAATAAAATATTTTAATTATTTTGTGACTTTTTTAAACATATCGTGTATTTATTTATCCGACAACGATTGAAACAAATATAAACTTTTTTAAAAATATTTTGAAAAACACTTGCATATTAAAAAAATGCGTATTATGTTTGCATCGTCTTAGGACAAATGTTCTTTAACAAGATTGAAATTAAAATATAAAAGGAAACTGTGTGTTATTACAGCAAATAATTAGCTCAGTGTAGAGCGTCCGATTCATAATCAGAAGGTCGGGGTGTCAAAACCCCATCATTGTAAACAAAAATAACAAACGAATTATCCTTTTTTCTTATAGTTTTCATGGAATTTTCACAAAATTCCATTACACTGTGGGGTGGAGAAGTGGTATCTCGTTAGGCTCATAACCTAAATATCGGTGGTTCGAATCCATCTCCCGCTACAATGAAATTTAAAGGTCACGGCATGCAAACCGTTGAAAGCAAGTCACAAGAAGACTGCGCCAGTAAGTTTCGAGAAATAATGAAGAACTGGTGGTTTTTACAGTAATCAATTTGACTTGAACTCAAACTAAAAAACGAAAACAAGACCAACGAATTTCTTCAAAATTATAAAGCTAATTCCCTGTTGTCCCTGTGGCGACACAAACTTCAGGGTAACGTTCTTTAAAAACATATGCAGATCAGCCTCTTGCGAAAGCAATGTAACTGCATAGTAGTACAAAGGGAAAACGAAAGATGTTTACAGAAATTTCGGTGGTTCGAATCCATCATTATCCTTCGGGGTGATTAGACAAGCGGTTAAGTCAAAAGTCGGTTAAACTTTCAAAACAAATTCAAAAATATCTTTAAAATGTTCCCTAAGTTTTAAAGTGGTGTTACGGATACTATAATTTGAGTCCAACCCACTTGACCTAACATTTGACGCATGTTGCAACGTGCAAGGTTAAAAATGGTTTTTCTCGGTAGAAGTGCTGAGTTTTTTCAAAAATAAGAAACAAAGAAGAACTTGTTGTGAATACAGTAGATTGAAAAATGTAATCCCCCTCATATGAGAAGGGGGACAAACTTACCAAATTACAACTAAACTTCTTCTCCTTTAATAGAGAAGAATGTCTTCTTAAAGACAATGGGTGGGGACTTAACGTAGAAATGCGTTGACTCACCCATTTTTTTTGTCTTTTTTTTAATTATTTTGTAATTTATTAAAATATTATTCGTATAATTGCATATTAATTTTAACTAATAATTTTGAGACTATGGAAAACTTAGTATTAACACAGAAATCACTCCCAGCAGTTAAGCAGTCATTAATTGATGGTTTAACCATTGCTTCAGGTAGCAAAAGTTCAGCAACTTACTACCATTCAAGAGACGAACAGATGAAGCAATGGTTAAACCATCAAT